GCCAAGGTAGCCATCACTTGGAAGAATATCGAACAGCGTCGTGCTGCCTGTGAACTCTTGGGTTGGGCTAAAATTCTTGAGGAATTGAATGCCAAGGTTATCGACACCGATGCCGACCCAGAAATCGGTGAACTTCTGGAGGTTGATATTCCAGACATTGGAAAGGAAAAGTTTCTTCGGGCTCTTTGTGGCACTGGTCGAACCTTTGCAATCCCGGTTCCTCCGAACATGAAGACTGCTATGGAGGCTAACGCCTGGACATTTTCACTAGACCTTAACGATTTCATTGTTCCTGAGGTTAGAACGTAAATTCCAAGGAGTGGTTCTTCCTCTTCTATATCCTGACGGGCATGTTTTTGATTTTATATTAGTATGCCCGTCAGTCCACCAAAAATATCCTTTGTTTTTTTCGCTTTTTATTTTTTTAGACTCTTCGGAATGCTTTCTTCCATAAAAAGAATTGTTTTTTCCTGATTGTCTATTTGATATTATTTTTTTCATATATTCTCTTTTAGATACGTTATTTTCACTCATTTTTTTCTTAGTTTCTGAAGAATGTTGTCTTAATATGTGTTGATCTCCACCGAAACTCTTGTTTAACCAACAATCGTTTTCTATAACTTTTAGTTTAATTAATACTCTGTTTTCCCATATTTTTGCTTTATTTGCATCGTCGAAAATTTTTCGTATTTCAACAATATCAGGTTCACCATATTCTTTTCGAAATTTTTCTACGTGTTTAGATGAAGTGAAATATGATTTCCACAAATCACTTGGGTGACAATTTTTAGAGTATCTAACTCCGTAATAATGTTTGTTTAATTTTGTCCAAGAAATTCTATATGTGTATGGTATATTAGTTGTCATTATTTTATTCCTAATGTCAGAGTCAACACTAGTATTTAGTATTTTAACGCCTGGACGTATGGTCTCAATCTCGATGACTTCAAGGTTCCAGAAGTTCGTACATAATGAAAAAAGGGCGCGGGCATATGAAAAAAACTTTACAGAAAGAAGCAATATATGCCTGCACCTATCCAAAACAATTGAATACTTTCGAAACTTCTAGTAAAATATGGAATGATATTTCAAAAGTGTCTAATTGGGATCAAAAGAATAATGAAATAATGAAAATCAGACTAGATTTGATTGATAAATGTTTTTCTTTATATGATTTTCAATATACGCCTTTCGAGGACATTTTTGAATGAACTATACTGATGTATTAGATGCCACAGAAAAAGAAATACCATCAAAAATTTATGGGCATTTACGCGGTGGATGTTTTATTGATCTTTATTTGACGGCAGATATTGAAGCTAAAGAATGGAATAAAATGCGCCACGAGATGCATTCTAATATGAATGGTTTTTGGTTGGGCGTACACAAAGAAGGCCTTTGTTCTGGTTTATATGAAACAATTAATAATATGTGAGGTATTCATATGAAATGGGTTCTTATTATGTATGTATATTACCAATCAGCAGGTGCAGTCACAGCAGATTTCGAAACCAGAGAAAAATGTATTGCAGCGGGCGAGGCGTTCAGAGAATTAGCTGTAAAACATGAAGCACGACCATCAAGTGTTAGATTTATTTGTGTTGAGAAATGAGAGGTCAGAAGTGGAAAACTATATTGGAGAACTGAAGGCTTGTTGGGGGAAGAAAGAAAAGGATGTTATCTTAAAGTGGAATGGGGTTGGAACAACAAAATCTAATGGGTCGTGGCTCTGTTCGTGGTTAAGTTATCATCGAGGATTTGAAAATACATTTCTCAAAGAGCTAGAGTCTCGTGGATATGATTTGACGACACTAAAAATCTCAATTAAGAAGAAACATCTATGATAATTTATTCCACACTATAAATACTAGTTGACAAGTCTAATGAAATGAAGTAGAATAATATCATCGAAAACATACAAGGAGTTTAAACACAATGAAGACTTTCAAGACAGTGTGCGCTCAGGGCGATATCTATATCGCTCGAATCAACATGGAGGTGCCAAAGGATGCTGAGGAAGTTGCTCCTGAAGGTGAGACGCTGATCATCACCCACTCCGAGACTGGTCATCACCACGTCATGGAGAAGAGCAAGGCGAAGCTCTATAAGCTTCCAGACTCATTGACCAGCCTTTTGGTCGTGTCAGAGACAAGCGTTCTTACTCATCTTCGTGACTTCGATACCCACGAACCAATTCAGTTTGAAAAGGGCAATTATATCGTGCGTCGTCAGCGCGAATATACTCCAGAAGGGTTCCGTAAAGTCGAAGACTAATATGGTCTGAGACTATAAAGAACACCATATGGGATGCCAAATATACACCCCGGTTTTCTGAAGGAGAGCCGGGGTTTCTTTCTAAGAGGTATCAGAAATAATGGAAAAAAATGAAATCCTTTTAGCTGATTCTGAATTAGATTATACGTTTCACAGAACGCGAGTTGTATTGTATACTCCCACATCCAAAGCTCTATGGGGGATTCCACAGGAAATGTAACGCAGAATTCTCTTTTTGAGGATATAAGGAATGAATGAGAAGGATAATATCGAACTGGCCACAAGGGTTGTCACAAGGGATGCCACAAGGGTTGCCACACTGAATGCCACATGGGTTGCCACATGGGTTGTCACAAGGGGTGCCACATGGGATGCCACAAGGGTTGCCACATATAATGCCACAAGGGATGCCACATGGAATGCCATAAGAAACGCCACAAAGAATTCCCTCATTGAGGATATGAAGAATGAATAAGGATGATGTCAGACTGGCCACAAGGGTTGCCATAGATAATGTCACAAGGGATGTCACAAGGGATGTCACAAGGGGTGCCATATGATGAACATATACGATGCAGCACATGACCACGAAACCATGCTTACAACTAAGAGTGCAATTAGAGACCCAACCTGGCTCGCAATCCATGCTGCATCCCATAATGAAATCTGGGCTGCACTCCGGAATACAACCCGGAATTCAGTCAGACATGCAACCTATGATGTAACCTCATTTACAATCTTGGAAGAGGAATCCCATGAAGCACGAATTCCAACTCAAGCTGTTCGAAAAGTATCCGATGGTATTTGAATTCGAGAAGACTGATCCTGCCGGCCCGACATGTTTCTCCATGTTTGGTATCGAGTGTGGAGACGGGTGGTACGACATTCTGGACAAGCTACTGCACTTGATCGCTTGGCACCAGAAAGACGCCAAGAAGTACAACCCCAAATACGAGAACGTCAGTATCACCCAGATCAAGGAGAAGTTTGGTACTCTCCGATTCTACTACACTGGCGGAGACGACTATATATCTGGACTAGTTGACATGGCAGAAACCATGTCGAGTGTGGCATGCGAAGAATGTGGCAACAGAGGCAGTCAGACTGATACTGGCTGGATCAGAACACTATGCAAAGCGCACAGTAGGATGGAAAATGATCATTAGGCGACGTACCGATACTAACGATGGCAGGGAGTCCTGGACAGTTGAATCCTGGCTCGCAGAGACTAATAAGCCTCTGCATCTGCGATTTCTAACATCGGCTATAGAGCTTGGAGTCGATCCTTTTCGTGAATGTGTCGGTGGGATTAATCCTGACGGAACCCCTGCTTCCGAAGGTGCTTGTGATCGCTATCCACTCATAGGAGATAGCCAATGCTCTGAATGCAAGAGAGGTGTTTGTAGTCTATGCCGAAGGGATAATCCAACGCCGTTCCCACACGGAAGAACTGTATGCAAAGAGTGTCGCGACAGTATCCGTAACATGTTTGGAGACGAATGCAAATAACCAATAAATACTGCCACTGCGGGCGATCTATGGATGCATTATACATTGCAGCATGCACGGACGCCCGTTGCCCGTACTCAAACGACGAGGTACTCACCGAAAGCGAAATGGTATCAGGAAGGGACTGTGTTTGTGGAAGACGCAATTTCTCTGAATACCAGGACTGTCCACATAAGTCCTGTGTGAAACGTGATCTGATGAATGGAAGGGTCGACTTCATGTCACATGATGAAAAGACGACGGCACTGGAGCAGCCCGACATTGTTGATCGGCTCCGTGCATATGCAGAGACGAGTGATATGCTGGGAGCATACACTGAGGCTAACTGTGCTTATGATGCCATCAAGGTAATCGAGGGCATGAGAACTGCCTTGCGAGCCATTGGCTATGACTATGTGGAACTGTCCTACGACAAGGTCCAGTATTTGTATCATGAGCATATCATGATCGCAAAGAAGGCTTACGGTAAGAGTTTTCCTCCAATCGGCGAAGTCAAATCGCCGAAAGACCTTGACGACAACTTTTGAGGTAACAAAACGATGTCCAATTATTACGAACTAGATTTCATGAATGCTTTGGATAGATGCAAAATGGACTGTGCATCTGGAATAGTTGAAAATATATGCGATTCTTCCGACGAAGATTTTATGGATTTGCGTGATTTGGAACGTACAGTGAGCCTTGGGTGCACACAAGTCATCAGAAGACTCGACTTGTCACTTAAACGCCAAATAGAGTCCACGATCCAATCCGAGATGTTTGACTCTGAATATGAAGCTTTTAGGAGTAAGAGAAATGGAAGAAAAATCAGCATTTGAACGAATCAAGGAACTGGAAGAGCGCATCAAAGTTCTAGAGGAAGAAAAAGAGTCCGCAGCACGTCCCTGGAAAACAAGCGACATGAAGGACCTACTTGATCTGGCTAGAGCGACAGAGAAGATCAATCCCATTCCTGCACCTCACTGTTCAGTATGCGGGCTCACATTCGAGGGAACTACAGGATATGTGTGCTATAACCAGAGATGCCCATCAAAAATCTCTTGCTTTTGTTCGTAAGGTGCTATATACTAATGAAGTGAATTGAGAAATACCTTCCGACTCTTATTCAATAAATGGAGATATCATAACAATGACAGAAAAGCCAATCAAGGCATTCGAACGCTTCTCTAAAGCATATGATCGCCAAAAATCAACAAAAATGACAATCAAGGAATATCTTGAATTATGTGCGAAAGACCCAATGGCATATGCTTCTCCTGCTGAGAGAATGTTGGCTGCAATCGGCTCTCCCTCTAAAATCGATACATCAAAGGATACTCGACTTGGTCGAATTCACATGAATCGAACAATCAAAGTATATCCTGCATTCAAAGATTTTTATGGAATGGAAGAACCAATTGAGCGAATTGTTGGGTATTTCACTCATGCTGCACAAGGTCTAGAAGAAAGAAAGCAGGTACTATATCTCCTAGGACCAGTGGGTGGTGGTAAATCGTCTCTAGCTGAAAGACTCAAGGATTTGATGGAAGTTAATCCCATCTATGTACTTCAGGCTGGAAATGAAATTTCTCCTGTGTTTGAGTCTCCACTAGGTCTTTTCGACGAAAAAGAAGATGGTGAACTATTCAAAAGTGAATATAATATTCCACCCGCAAAATTAACTGGATTCATTTCTCCTTGGGCAGTTAAGCGTTTGGATGAATTTGGCGGAGACGTTTCCAAGTTTTCAGTAGTCAAAATTTATCCATCAAAGCTTCGCCAGATTGGTATTGCCAAGACTGAGCCTGGTGATGAAAATAATCAAGACATTTCATCATTGGTCGGAAAGGTCGATATTCGAAAGCTTGAGCGCTTTGGCCAAAATGATGCAGATGCATATTCATACTCTGGTGGATTGAACAGAACAACACAAGGCTTACTTGAATTCGTCGAAATGTTCAAGGCGCCAATTAAAATGCTGCATCCTTTGTTGACTGCAACTCAGGATCGCACATACGTTGGCACAGAAAATGTTGGAGCGCTACCATATCAGGGAATCATCGTCGCCCACTCCAACGAGAGCGAATGGGCAAGCTTTAGATCAAACAGAAACAATGAAGCTTTTCTTGATCGAATTTGCGTAATCAAAGTACCATACTGTTTGAGAGTAACCGAAGAGCAGAAGATTTATGAAAAGCTTATCAGTAATTCTGAACTTTCTAAGTCTCCATGCGCTCCAGGTACTCTAGAGTTTTTGGCAAAGTATTCTATTCTTACGCGCCTCAAGGAACATGAAAATTCCTCTTTGTATTCTAAGATGCGTGTATATGATGGTGAAAGCCTAAAAGAGACTGATCCAAATGCAAAAAGTTTGCTTGAATATAAATCAACAGCAGGCGTAACAGAAGGTATGGACGGAAGCTCTACTCGATTTGCATATAAAATTCTGTCAGAAACTTATAACTATGATGCAAATGAAATTGCTGCTGATCCAGTTCATCTAATGCTTGTTTTGGAAAATGCAATCAAGCGTGAGCAAATGAATGAAGAAGATGAATCCAGATATATCGAATTTATCAAAGGAGAATTGGCTCCACGATATGCTGAATACATCGAAAAGGAAATTCAAAAAGCATATCTGGAATCATACAACGATTATGGTCAAAACATTTTTGATCGATATGTCATGTACGCAGATGCTTGGATCGAAGACCTAGATTTCAAAGATCCAGATACAGGTCAGCTAATGAGTCGTGAAGTACTCGACCAAGAATTGTCTAAGATCGAAAAGCCTGCTGGAATCAGTAATCCTAAGGACTTTAGAAATGAAATTGTCAAGTTTTCTCTAAGAGCACGTGGCAATCATAATGGAAAAAATCCACCTTGGACATCATACGAAAAGGTTCGAGACGTAATTGAAAAGAGAATGTTTTCGCAAGTTGAAGAACTTCTTCCAGTTATTTCTTTCGGAGCTAAAAAAGACGCTGAATCTGATAAGAAGCATACAGATTTCGTCAATCGAATGGTCGAAAGAGGATATACACCTCTCCAAGTTCGTCGTCTAGTAGAATGGTATATGAGAATCCGTAAAGCTGGGTAATGAATGAGTGATATATAGAGTGGGGCATGTTTGTCCCACTCTTTTCCGAAATGGAGATAATATGGATATTATTGATCGTAGATTGAATCCAAAATCTAAAAGCTTGGGAAACAGACAAAGATTTCTTAAAAGAGCAAAAGCTGATATCAAAGAAGCTATTAAGGATGCAGTAAACAATAGAAATGTTACAGATGGTTCAAATGGTGGAATTAGAGTTCGAACTAAGTCTGTTGCCGAACCAACATTGTCTCCAGATTATAATACAGGAAGCAGAGACTTTGTTCTTCCAGGAAATAGAGAATATGTTGTAGGAGACGATATTCTCAGGCCGCGCAAAGAAGGTTCTGCGGGCGCTGGAGGAGGAGCTGGAACTGAATCGTCGGAAGATGATTTTGAATTCATCTTAGACAATTCCGAATTTCTTGATTATTTCTTCGAAGACTTAGCATTGCCCGACATGGTAAAAAAGAGTCTAAAGAAAACAAAAAGATATTCATATGTCAGAGCTGGATTTACGCCAGAAGGACCTCCAGCTAGATTGAATCCAGTTCGAACAATGCGCAAGTCATTGGGAAGACGCCTTTGTTTGGGTCGACCTTCATATGAAGAAATCGAAGCTTTAGAAAAGGAACTTGAAATTGCTAAAGCTGAGGAAGATAAAATCAAGATTGCAGAAATTGAAGAAAAGCTAAACGTTCTTTTTGCCAAGAGATCGAGTGTACCATTCATTGATCCTATTGATCTTCAATATTCTCGATTAGAGAAGGTGGAAAAGCCAGCAACTCAAGCTGTAATGTTTTGTTTGATGGACGTTTCGGCTTCGATGACAGAGCATATGAAAAATCTGGCAAAAAGGTTTTTCATTCTTCTTCATATCTTTCTCAAGAGACACTACAAAGATGTGGAAATCGTTTTTATCAGACATACAACAGAAGCCAAAGTTGTAGATGAAGATACATTTTTCAAATCAAGAGAATCTGGAGGAACAAAAGTTTCTTCTGTTTTGGAAGAAATGTTGAAGGTCATAAAAGATAAGTATGACCCCTCTGATTGGAACATTTATGCTGCTCAAGTATCGGACGGCGATAATCTTCCGGACGATTCTCCAGTATGTCTAAATCTCATGAATGCACTAATTCTTTCAGAAGTCCAATATTTCGCATATCTTGAAGTCGCTGATCCAGTAATCAATACTATTCCATACACTGTATATACAGACCTATGGAAATGTTACGATGCCATTAAAAGTGAGAATTTTGACAGGCAAAAAGTATGCGACGCGGGGGAAATCTATCCAGTATTTCATAAATTGTTTTCTAAAGAGAGATCATAAACATGGAAAAACCATTCTTTACCTCTTCCGATTGGTCATTCGAACTGATCAATGAAGCCTACAAGCATATCGAAGAAATTGGCGTAGGCGAAATGGGTCTGGATATCTATAAAAATCAAATTGAAGTAATTACTGCTGAGCAGATGTTGGATGCATATTCATCTATTGGTCTTCCTTTGATGTATAGACATTGGTCCTTTGGCAAGCATTTTACTCGTGACGCTGATGCATATAAGAAGGGTCAAAAGGGTCTTGCATTCGAAATCGTAATCAACTCGAATCCTTGTATCAATTACATCATGGAAGAAAATACGATGACTATGCAATGTCTAGTCATCGCTCATGCTGCCATGGGGCATAATCATTTCTTCAAAAACAACTACATGTTTAGAGATTGGACAAATGCTGATTTAATTCTTGACTATCTAGCATATGCTAAAAAATTTATTGCAGACTGTGAAGAAAAATATGGAGTAGAAGTTGTCGAAGAAACTTTGAACGCTGCACATTCGATTATGAATCAGTCAGTTGACAAGTCCAAAAGAAAGCGCACGAATGTTACAGATAAGAAAGAAGCCAAAAGACGAAAAGATAGAATCAAACACGATCTGGATACTTTCAATGAGCTTTGGACAACTGTTCCAAAAAAGAGTCAACCAGTAGACAATGAATCTAATATTTTCGAAAATAGATTACTCAATCTTCCGGAAGAGAACATTGCATATTTTCTCCAAAAGCATTCTCCAAAATTGAAGACTTGGCAAAGAGAGATTCTTAGAATTGTCCGTGTTCTGGCACAATATTTTTATCCTCAAAGACAAACGAAAGTTATGAATGAAGGATGCGCAACTTTCGTCCATTATGAAATTTTCAATAGAATGTATGATAAAGGCCTTCTATCTTCGGGATCAATGGTCGAATTTGCTCATATGCATTCTGCTGTAATTGCCCAGCAATCGTATAAGTCAAAGTACTATTCTGGATTCAATCCTTATGCTTTGGGATTTGCAATGATGCAAGATATCAAGAGAATTTGTCAAAATCCAACCGAAGAAGATAAAGAATGGTTTCCACATTTTGCTGGTAATCCGGATTACATGTCAGTCCTTAGAGATTGTTGGAAAAATTATAGAGACGAGAGCTTCATTCTTCAATTCTTATCTCCCAAGGTCATCAGGGATTTTAGAATGTTCAATCTAAGAACAGAGCATTCTGAGGATAATTATCATGTAAAAAATATTCAAGACGAGAATGGATACAAGAATGTTAGGCGCGCCCTCGCTGCATCTTATGATATTGCGAATATTGATCCTGATATTCAAATTACATCAGCCGATCTTGATGGATCAAGACGCCTAGAAATTACTCATTTTATTAGAAATGGTACATTGTTAGGAGAAGGTGACAGAGATATTGTAGTTAGGAACATTGCAAATCTTTGGGGATATCGCACGAGACTAAAGGAAGTTTCCTCAACAGGATATACAATCAGGGATATCGAACAACTTCCTCAGGTAGGAATTTTCGATAAAGCTTGACATTCCTATTCCCATCTGATAAGATATATCCACAGTCAAAGAAGGATAACACATGAAAGAAGAAAATGTAGGATTCTATCTCTGTATTGAACTTGGAATTGCTATGCGAAGATTTCCCACAGCATCAGCAAAGGAATGCATTGACATGGCTCTTTCTAGGCATTTCGCTACAGCATATTCCGAAAACGAAACAGATAGTACGGGAGAATGGCGCCGAACTTCTCCTCGTCCATGGAAACCAACAAATTCGGACATTCTAAAAGCTTTGAAGAAATTCAATGAATAAAGATGATATTGATCTGGCCACAAGGAGAGCCACATATGATGCCACAAGGGATGCCACAAGGGTTGCCATATGGAATGCCACATGGGATGCCACATGGGCTGCCACATGGGCTGCCACAAGTGATGTCACATGGGCTGCCACAAGTGATGCCACAAGAGAAGCCACATGGGTTGCCACAAGAAATTCCCTTATTGAGAATATGAAGAATGGATAAGAATGATATCGAACTGGCCACAAAAGTTGATAGGTATGGTTAGAGGATCGGTGACAGTAGTTTTAGGTGAGGAAATGTGGTCTTGACAGACAAGGATTGGGCAGAAAAACAATTAAAGAAATTCCCAATAAAGTAGACGTATCAGACCTATATACGGTATTCAAAGATGATCAGTCCTGAACTGTTTCATGAAGTTGTTATTGATGGGTTTTTTCATAGAGCTTTGTGCCTAGAAAACACCATATATGTCAAATCTTATGCTGCCATGTCTGAAACAGTATCAAAAAAAGTAACTAATGATACTAAAAACAAAATATTACTTTTTTTATTAAACGATAACATTATTCGAGACACAGAAAAGTTTTCTAAAATAGTAGACGAACTGGCTTTGGAGATAATGAATGAGTAAAAAAGAGGAAGCCACACAACTTTTGAAAGAGGTTCTGGAGTGGTATGATTTGGAAAAGGCACATTAAAATACATGGCTATGATGTCAAAACTGAAATTTTATTAGAAAGTGATAACCTTGATGAAATACGAATGAAAGGAATTTATTATAGCAAACTCTGGAATGTTGTGGAATCGAAGGAGTTTGCTAATTTGAAGGAAGAAGCTGGGGATGGGGGATGGGATCTTGTTAATTCTAATTCGAAAGTTCTTGAGGGCAGAAAAATTAGAATGTTGACTAATAATCCATTTAAAGATAAAAAACATAGCAACAAATCTTTAGTAAAAATAAGAGAAGCAAGAAGCAAACAAATAATTTTACCACACACTACAGAAACAAAAGAGAAGATAAGATCGTCTTTGACTGGGCATACTGTGTCTAATGAAACTCGTTTAAAAATAAGTCTTGCATTAAAAGGAAAATCCCCAGCTGAAAAAGTCCTTTTGAGAATGAATTCGAAAGTAACTTGTCCCCATTGCAATAAAATAGGTAATCCCGCCATAATGACTCGATGGCATTTTGATAACTGTAGGAAAAAGACATGAAAGTTAGCATAGAAAATTATCGAAATTATTTTGGACCGTATCAGCTATGCGACAAACTTTTCTTCTTTTTGTCGGAAGATCGGCGCGATAAAATTGCCGATTGGCTTCCTGTGTATCCCTTTGAATTATATCATAAGTGGTTCAAGAGGCGCCATATCAGCGTAAAAATTGACGAATGGGATACTTGGTCTGCTGATCATACTTTATCATTGATTATTCATCCTCTTTTAGTTGAATACAGGAAGAATGTTAATGGATGGCCAATGAATATTGACAGTGCAGATGTGCCCGATCACATTTGGAAAGAAGAATTAGATAGCGATGAAATTTCAAAAAAGAAGTGGGAGTGGATATTAGACGAAATGATTTGGGCGTTCGGTCAGATAGTAGATAATGACAAAGAAATTGAAAATGTTGATTGGAGCGAAGACTTCGAAAAAGTAAAGGCTCACGAAAGGAGAAAATCGAAAGCCCTGACTTTGTTCGGTAAATATTTTCAAAATCTTTGGAATTAAGGAGTATCAGTCCATCCAGCTTTATTTGCCATTCCACGATATTTCTTTTCTGTTGATTCTTCTTCGGATTCTTCCGCAGAAGATTCGTCGGAAGATGCATCAGAAGATGAATCAGATTCTTCCGTTGAAGCTTCTTCTACTGTTTCCCATCCATCCTTATCTTCAATTTCGACTATAGGAGAAGACTCTGGCGCATCTTCGACTTTATCCGGTTCAATCTCACCATTCGATTCTCGGATAATGTCGTCGATATTTTCAACAGGTTCAGAAACTGGAACAGAAGGAGAAGATTCTGCCTTAACTTCAGGAACTTTATCTTCTTCGACAACAATGACAGGAACTTTGTCTTCTTCTGTAACTGGAGGAACAGGCACAGGCACAGGCACCGGTGCTGTTGCGGCCGTCGGCGTTTCGGCTTTTACTTCGGGCTGAGTAACTGAGTCTGGTACTTTTATAGAATACATTGCTTTTCCTTCTCCTGAACCCGATGCATAAATTTGCATCAGCGCTGACATACCCATTTCCACTTCGACGTTGATTGTGTCACTTTTCAGTATAATTTTCTTTTGATCGTAAGTAATTTTAACTTTTTCGGATTTCTTGATTATTGCCATTGTCATTTCCTCTCTATCGATTGAGAAACTGTTCACTATTATTATTTAGCTAAATATCGAAATAACAAAATAGGAATATAACATGTTTGAACTTTTATTAGATACGTATCTCATCATAGGACTAATCAGTTCTTTTTGGTTAGCCGGCAGATTTTGTTCATTAGGATGGGGGTCAGTTACAAATTTCAT